GTCTCATCCTCAAACTCAGGCTGCATTGCAGCAGTGATCTTATCATAGATCTTCTTACCGAATTTGTATAAGAATACCTTACCCTCATTCTCAGGGTGTGCTGGATCACGAACGACTTGGATGTTAGTGTAGTAAGAAAGCTTACGCTTCTGCTTACGAGCAATGTCCTTGTCGGAATCAAGACCAGAGTTCCACAACTTGCGATTGATTTCACCTACTGGATCTTTCTTGTTCACTGTGGTCAAGGAGTTTTCAATGTACCATCCTCCTGGACCTTGGAATGCGTGGGAATAAACCTTTGCCCACGGTAGTTCTTCACCATCTGGTGCAGGTAAGAAACGAATTACTGCGTAACCGTTACCTGACTTATCGAGTTCTGGTTTCCAGAATCTCTCGTCTGCTCCACCTGATTGCTTGTTAAGTTTTTCTGCTTCTTGGACTAGCTTTTCAAGTGATGTACCTGAACGCTTCTTAAGTGTCGAAAATGACATTAGATTTTGTTAGATTGAATTGGATTAGATTAAAAAGGGAGGCATTGCCTCCCTAGTATTTAGGTCAGTGTCTGACCAGACCATCAGTAGGTCGTGGTGTGCCAATCTTCTGAAAGATTGAACCCAACCAGTGCCAAGGTTTCCGTGTAGGATCCTTGATCTTGTAGAATGATCTCAAGGTACCGTACTGAGTACTCAACTCGTCAAGATTCTCCAGAAATCTCTGGGTCTCAGCGAATGAGTCATCAACCTGATCGTGAGATGTAGCACCAGAGTTGAAGTCAATTAGATTAAGACCCTTGTGAGGATACTGAATGTAATTCTCCATAATCTTAGGCCACAAACGAAGAAGACGAGTGATGTCCTTTGTGTTAATCACATCGGCACCGAATCCTCCCTCATTAACGAAGGTTTCTGCTTCCTTACGAGTGACAGATTCTATTCTACCACGACGTTTGAAATCACGCAAGACGCTGTTCACTATACCCTTCTCTTGGTTTCCCGAAAGATTAAGGTTGAGTGACTCAACGTAGCGAACCATCGCTGCTTTGTCCTCGTCAGTTACTTCTGATTCAAAATCGATACGAGTATCAAATCGATTACGAACAAGTTCCTGGATCTCATCAGTAGTAATGACTACTGCACCTTCATCTCTGTTGAAGGTGGCACGAAGATCATCAACAGCCTCATCGGTTGTTGCTTGAAATTCTGTACGTGTTAAAAGATCTTCTTCATACTCTGAATAGATCCAGTATTCGTACCCTGCTTGAGGAATTTTCTTTGTCCTGTTGAAACCGTTGAGGAGTCTCAAGGCTCCAAAGAAAGATGGTGGGTGCTTGGTGATATCGACACCTTTTGGAAGTGTTGTTTCCAAGGTCTCTCTGTCCCCTGTTCCACCTAATCGAACCGTGTTATCTACATTCCCGTCTTTGTCACGAGTTTGTATCTGTGATACACGTGGCCACCGATAGCCAACGAACTTCCATCCAGGAATAATCCTTGGTGGAGGAAGCAGTGATTCGATTTGTGTCCTAAGTTCTTCAGGCGGTACGCCATCCTTAGGAATCGGTATGTACTGAGATTCTTGTATGCTCAAAGCATTGAACCCTTTCTAAACTGCCCTTCAATTATAATACCCTTCTTCTAACTTGTCAAGTAATTGCTTTCTATGTTCCCAAGTCTGCCCTGACGTACTCCCTTTGCAAGGGTTTACACACATACTGTCATCAAACTCATTACATACTAGTCCTGCTAGGTCGTGGGGATCTCCCTCCTTACCTGTAGACCAGTACAATTGATCTTCTATCCACGTTGCACCACACTTAGGACATACCTTCATTCCATCTCTGCAACTGTCCTCTTAAGTGCTTCGATCATTTGATCTATATTATTAAATACTTCTCCAACTCCAACATCCTTAGGGATACCAACAGCATCCATAATCTTACGAACATCCTCTGCCATCTTCTTAGCAATAGGATCATCCTTTTTAGATAGTTCCACACGTGTCCATAGAATGCGTTGCTTATTCAGTAGCGTCTCCACTATTTCTATGTACTCATCCTTCTCGTCAGCATCTAATTCTGGAAATGCCATAGTCATTTCCGCTAGACGATCTTGAAGAGTGTTAATGAATTTAATTTCTTGTTGTACGAACTCAGAATCTTGGAAGCTCATTGTTAGAACATCAACTTAGCACGACTTGTTTTTTTAATAAAGTTCAGACGTTGTGCATCAAACTTAAGTTTTTCTTTAAGAGGTTTTGATACTAGTTTGTTAATACTATCTACCTCAATACCATTCTGTTCACAAAAATGAATGATAGCATCAATGTAATTCATATCAGAATTATCTGAAACTAATTTTTCAATTTCACCAGCAAATTTTGTAGCAGTCATAAATTTATTCTCAATGTCTTCAGGTGGCTGTGGCATAACTCAACTCATATTCTAGGATGGCAGCTTTAAGATTAAGGTAATGAGTTTTCTTGTCAGAAGTTTTAACTAACTGACACTCACCATCTTCACAGGCAACAAGAACAGCGAACTGTTCTACCTCAATACCATATCTTTCGTAAAACATATAGCCATAGGCACACATCTGAGTGAAGTATCCATCCAGAATGTTCTGTCTCTTAGGTGACTTAGATGTCTTGAAATCAATGACAGATAATACTCCATCAAGTTCAGCAACAATGTCAACCTGTCCTGCAATCTTTAAAGTGTGAGACCATAGCATAGACTCGACAAGTCTAGGTCTATCTATTCTATCTATAACAGATTGTGAAGTACGAAACATCTGTACAGGTAGAGGAGAGTCTTTATGATTCTCTAGGTCTAACCTATTCATAATGTAATCTTCACAAATAGCGTGAAAGTTGGTACCTCTGGTAGTAGATCGCTTTGTGATGCGATTTGCTTCCTCAGTACCAACTCTCTTGCGCCAATTATTAATGATAGCCTTCTTCTTCTTTTGATTCGATAGTATTGTAGTGACTGAAGGATAATGTTGGTCCTCCACGGAGTAAAGGCGTTTGCCTTCCACCATTTGTCTCTTTAAGTTTACGGAATCAATTAGTTCAGAATGGTCAAACGTTTTCATCATAACCTTGGTTGATCTTGGAGACCAGATACGATCTAACCAGACCAGACCTCACAATATCCTCTAGGGTGAATTCAACCTTGCTGAATTCAGGCATCCCATTGAGGATCTGCATAAAATCTAGAATGCCAGTGCGTTCTGTGACCTTAAGTAGGTCGGACTGGCTAGCGTCACCAGCAAAGAAAATCTTGCTGTTCTCACCAACTCTTGTTATTATACTATCTAACTCGTGAAAATTCAAGTTTTCAAACTCATCCACGATCACAATAGCATTATCAAGAGTCGTACCCCGTAGAAAACTAGTAGACCAAAAGCTAATCGTCTCTTGTCTCTGGAGGTCATCGTATAACGTGTCAAATTCTTTGTCCGTATACATTGAGAACATATGCTTGACCATATTCCTGTAAGGAACCTGATACAGATATGATTTGTCCTCGTGGGTGCCAGGTAAGAAACCTATCTCCCTAGTGGGAACGAGTGATCTTACAATGTATATTTTCTCATAAGGAGTGCCTTCTGTCAAGACCTCCTTCAATGCTTGATACAAAATGCAAAAAGTTTTACCAGTACCTGCGCAACCGTAAGCAACTAAGTTCTTACCAGTAGCATACTGCTCCCACAACACTTCTTGTGCGGGAGTAAGGGGTTCTATTTTCTTTAGTAGGTCTTGGTTAATAGGCTTAGAGCGTTTCATCTGCTTAGTGGTCAGCGTAGAGATGGTTTTCTTACGTGGCATTTAGTAGTATTTGTATGGTTTAACGTTGGCACCAGGTTGTTGACTTACTTTATGTAAGACTTCATTCCATCCTCCATCGGTTTTCATTCGCCAGTCACCTACTTCACCAGCACTAGCACAACCCTTAGACCAGTCTTTATCCCAGTCAGGGTTCTCCTTGCGCCACTCATCGTAGGCTTTCATAGACATAGAGAGTTCCTTTTCCTCTCCAGTCTTCGTATTTTTAACAGGGTAAGTAGGCATAATTTATTTAGTCCTCAGGGTCTTCTAGTCCAAGTTTGACACGCTCACGTGTCCTGTCTGCCTTAGCACGTTCACGATCTAACACTGCACCCTCATCATAAGCTTTCTTATTTGCCTTAGCGAATCCCTTCTCCCAAGGCATCAATGTATCTCCTGCTGTATCAAGAGTAGGATTTAAACTTAGAGGATCTTTAGAGTTCCATCCTTTCTGTCCCAAGGTCTCACGTTCCCACGTGCCTTGCTTATCTTTCTTCGATTCGATCTCGTATTGTTGTGCTTCTTCCTCATATGAAATGGGTTCGGAACTATCAACACTATCGAATGCAAAGTCAGACTCACTGTCACCTAACATCTTAGGTGTCCCAACTATCCTACCATATTTCTTAATGTCTTCATCAAAATGACTGAATTTATTAACTCTTTTATCAATGACTTTGTATCCAGTTTCACCTTTGTCATCATCATTCCAAGAGGCAGGTTGAGGTGGTTTAAATGTATGGTGTTTCTCTTCAGAGGTTCTAGTCTCGTTATCCATATCAGGATAGCTAGGAAAAGATTCAGCACTCTTATGTACTGCTAGTCTTAGTTTACCTGGTTTGATACTTAACTGTGGATTCCTCTCAAGGAATTCATCAAGACCAGACAGAGGTAACATTAACTCTCCTGCTGACTCACCAGTTTCTTTATTAGTAAATTCGTATAGTGGCATCAGAATTTCATTACTGTAATATATCTAGGTCTGTGTGCTGCGGTAAGAGGTGGTCTAGCAGAGTGTGGTATCCTACCATCAAATGATACAACTCTACCTGGCTTAGGTAGTACTGCCTTAGTGATCTCATCATTAAGATCATAAAAGATAGTCTCTCCACCCCAGTCACGATGCCATTCATCATTAAGATAGAACATTACCGTACGATTCTTAGGACTCACGTTGTCTACGTGTGCCTTAGGACGGTCTCCAGAGCGTAGAAGATTTGTATAAACACTTGGACAAGAATCAAATGGAGGTACGTTACAGACGTTTCTGAGTGCCTCATAGAGTGCTGTACATAACTGATGATCATCATCATTACAATTAGGATCGTTCTTATGTACTCGTGTCCAATACTTATCTGCTGACTTCATAGGATCCATTGGATCGTGCTTCATCATATCCTCAACGTGTTCGATCTGAAAGTTCTTAATGTCCTCCTCAGTTCTATCACGTGATAAGAATAACTTAGCCTTATCACAAGCAGCAGCGTCATTAGATCTTTGCAATGAATAAAATGCTTGCGAAAGATACCTAAAGATCTGCTCTTGTGCTTGAGCATTTACGACATCATCAAATACTTTAATGTCATTCAACCATTGTGATGGTGCTTCCATCCTAATGCCTCCGATACTACAGGGAATTGACCTGCAAAGATACACTTACATTCCTTTGCAATATCCATATGTTCTTTTTGTGTGCCGTGACCACTTCTTAGATTAATATAATGAATCCAAGAGCGTACACTACCTGTCATATATAACCGAGTCGGTGTAGCAAGAGGTAGTACAAACCGAGCACACTCCTTAGCGATACCTGCGTGAAGCATCTTCTTATAGAGATCAATACTCTGATCAAATAGAGATCTCATTTCCTTATTAAATGTTTCAACCTTTGTAGGATCCACATCATCAATACTATTCTGTCTGTTCTTTAAATCCTGACTGCGTAGTTCAGGTAGTGGGATGTCCTCTCTAATGTAAGACACATCAGCATACCTCTGTGAAAACTCTTGGTATGTAAACGATCTATGACGTAAGATCTGCGCTGCAAGACCACGTGTGGTCTCGATCTCCAGTGTCATATGTGCCTGTTCAAATACAGACCAGTGACCGTGCTTAATACAATACCCTAGAAGTCCAGCGATCTTTGGGTTGTCTTGGTTGTTAGGATTACTTACCCTAGCAACATACCCCATAGTCTTTTCAGCATCAGGGGTAACAGTAACAAGTTTTACATTCATTTTGATAATTTTATGCTGTAGATACCAGTGTCTAGTTCACTAGGAACTATATTCATAGAGATAGATACCCTCTTGACATCTGCCTCTAGGATCTTTGTGTCGTGAGTCAGATTACTTGGCCAAAGAAACAGTATAGTCTCTTTTGGTGTCATAGTCAAGGACTCAGAGTTATATTTGTTCTGCTCTCGTGGCATAGCAGATAGATATGGATCACTCTTCTCGATGCTACTGGAATGAAATGTTATACCTGTTGCAGTAGAAGGGAAGTTCAAGTAATAGGTACCAGATACAAATGCATTAGCGTGGCTGTGTTTAAACTGCCATCCTCCTTTCTTTGTTACATTAACCCAACACTCACTAATGAAATGTTCCTTTGTTAGATTCCAGTTGTAAACAGACTGTGTATAATCCACATAAGATCTGCTAATGAACTCTTCAAACTCCCTGATGATAGGGTAGTCTTCATTCAATAAACTTTCTTGGGATACATTATAATAATGCCCAATGTCATTAGTCATAGGATTATCCATCCTCTGTCTGGTCTTGATTAATTCCTGCGTGAGTTTCTTCAACTCCATATGCTTCTCGTGATCCCACTTATAGATCCCAAGTGCTGTAGGAAATAGATCTACTACATCAACTCTCATCTCTTGTAACCCTATAGTTGTAACCACCAGCAGAAAATACTTCTGGCATAAAATTCATAGAGATAGAAACTCTAGTAGAATTATCACCAGTAGGTCGTGTGTAGTGGGAGATATGTCCTGGCCATAATACCAGTCTACCTTCCTCTGCGCCACCACTCTGTGACATATTACTAAACTCCGTCTCTTTCAACTGTTGGAACCCAATGTAAGGTCTGCTAGGTGAAGCAGCAGGATTCATAAACACTATGTCACCACAGTCACCTTCCATATGGAGGTAGTAAGTGCCAGAAACAAATGCGTTAGCGTGTGTATGAATGACCTGTTCACCACCTGGTTTGGTTACATTAATCCAACAGTCTGTAACGTTTGCATCCTGTGTACTCTGCCATCCCTGCACATCAATAACGTAGTCAGCATAACATTCTTGTAACCACGTATTGAAGTAACTGTAGATAGGTTCATCATTATCATAGAGTAGATGCTCTCCAGTCTTCTGATAATAATGAAATATATTAGGAGACCAAGCACTCTTACCACCAGTATAATTCTTTATCGATTCCCGCACAGTCTCCTTCAATTCTTGATGCTTATCAGCATCCATTTTATAATGTGCTAGAGGTGTCGAGAACATAGGTCTGACACCTATTCTATTAGGTGGTATTCTCATTGACCTCTGTATTTAATTGGCCATAACATCTCCATACCTGTTACTAACAGTATAACAAAGAAGAATGGGAATAGTGTTGTGATTACAATCATTGCCAGTGATAATGATAAAAGTTTCCTTCAGGATGGAACATAGGATCTTCAGATGGAACACGATGCCACAACTGTGATTGCCCTTTAAAATCTGTCCTTCCATCTAATACTTTAAGTGCATCAACTATCTTCATCTGACCTTCAGGAGATTTAAGTTTCTCAACTAGATCAGGATCTGCCCTGAGTGTATAATTCTGTGATACTCCTTCATACTGTCCTTTACTATACACTACTGAACAAACAGTATCAGGAAAATCTGGGGAAGCAACTCTGTTTAAAACAGAAGCAGCAACACCATACTCATCGTCAGTAAATCTTCTTGCTTCTACTTGTACTACCTCAGCAAGGCAGGTGTAGGA